GATGTCGTGTGGCGCCCAATGGTCACCGTATTCGTAGCCGCGGTCTTTCAGCACCTTCATGTAATGACGCAGGCCTTCGCCGCTGTTCTCGTAGTAGTCGATGACATGGAATTCATCACCGACCTCACGCACGAACCATATCGCTGTGGAGTCGCCTACACCGATATCCCAGAAGGTATGAACGAGCTGATGTGAATTGTCCGGCAGCTCGCCAACGCGCTTGTTGGTATAGAGCCAGCGGAACTGTTTGGCGTAGTAAGCGCCTTCGACAGACTGTTCAAACGCTTCAGCCGGTATCGATGGATACTCACGTTTCATGTCATCGCCGAGCGTCTTCTCTTTGGCGTAATACCAGGCTTTCTGGCGCTCGTTCAGGCTGATGCCTTGCTTCGCCTCAATATCGTCAAAATAATCGCTCAGGCGCTGCGGGAGTGGCTCTACCGGGTCGATTGCATAGAGTGGATTCTTCCACCAGGAGAAGAAGAAAAACTTCCAGTCGAGGTTGGATAATTGCTTACCCTGCAGCATCGCCTTCTCGGCAGTCTGGCAGTAGTCGAAGAAGTAACTAGCCCGGCCTTCAGCGGTGCTTTCAATCGTCGTGAAGCAATCGCTCGATACCGCTTCGAATGCACCAGTGACAATCTCCCGCGCTTTGTCGGGGAACTTAGCGCATATCTTCCCGAACTCGGAAACGTGCAGAAAGCGCAGCGTGCCACCACGAAATGACGTGCTGACGTAAAGAGAGCCGCCCTTCTTGAATACCAATTCTCCCGCTGAATCATTGCTGGCCGGGTTGGCTGCTCTGATTTCTGCCGGCAGACGGTCGTAGGCGTATTTTACCTTCTCGCGGAACAGGCGCTTGGCATCGTTCAGGGTGTGGGCGATCAGGGCGCACTTAGCAGCCTCAAACAGCGCAGCATCCAGCTGAATGATGCATACCTCAGTCGTGAACCCAAGCTGACGCGCTTTCAGGATGATGTTGCGGGTATGCATGCCTTCGAAGTATTCGAGCTGATCCGGCGTCATCTTGAACCGGACTGGTTTGCCTTCTTTGTCGGTAATCCAGTAGAGGTTGTTCAGGCGCCAGAGTTTGTCAGCCAGCAGCTTGAAATGCTCAGGTTTCATTAAGCCCCCTGAGACAATGAATCCATCAGGTCAGAAATGCTGTCGGTGACGTTGTTCTTCTCGCCAGTATCGATGTTGTAAGCCTCGCGCTCAGCTTTGATGATCTTCACCTGCGCGTCGACGCCTGCAACGAGTGAGCGTGAAAGAGAGGCATGATTCTCTTCGGTGAAATCAACGTCATCGAGGAAGTCACCAAGCTTGTTTGCGATTCTTCGCCAGCGAGCTAAATCCGTCCGGTGCTCAATCACAACGTCTGCAGCTTCATCGGCTGCTTCGTTTACGATCTGCTCATCAGTTCGCACATGTTCGTGCGAACCATCAGTGCGAACCTCTTTGCGAACAAGCTTCTGCCGAGTGGCTTTCTGCACTTGTTCTGTGAGGTCTCGCTGCCAACCGTTTTGCGTTGCACGCTTACGTATAGCGGTATCGCTAACGCCATGCTTATCGGCTATAGCGCGTATGGACAACGAACCAGCGCGGTAAGCCGATTCGATGGCCTCCCAATCTGGTGCTGCCATATTTGCTCCGTAAAAATGTGGGACCTGAATCAGCCATGAGCCAATGAACAATTAATACGACTCACTTAGGAGAGAGTGAATCGTCACCCTAAAGACACCTAACAGGAGGTTATATGGCTCACGCAGATTTGATTCAGATCGTCATTGCTTATGCAGACTCAGTAAACGCCATCATCACAATGGCATGCGTTTGTCTTGCTGAATATTTTACTTACCGGATTCGCAGCGCCTCACAACGTGGCTAACCGCTATCCCTTGCCGGAGAGATTCATCATCAGGCGCACTCGCAAATGCGCCTTGTGATGGTCACTTTGGCAGGCCGGGGATGGTTATTTGTGCCTGCTGCTCTAACCTTTCAATTCTCGCAATTAAATGAGGCTTTTTCACTCTACCCCAGCGATTAAGCAGACGGCCGGACATGCTTGCCACATCCTTCTCCTTCATAAACTCGAGCATCAGTTCGTTATGCTCTCTCTGGTATGAATGAGCCAACTCCATCAACTTTTCGCGCATCCAGTTAAAGGCTTTTATGAACGCCTCCTTGATGGCCGCCGCCTTCTTCCCGGTAAACGACATGATGATATACATCGCGCCATCTTTTGATATTTCATACTCAACATACTGATTACCTTTGTGCTGATAGGTAACCCGCGAAAAGTTGCTGGTTAAAAATTCATCTGAGCAGTCGAGTTTTTCAATCTTCTGGATGATGTGGTGATGCTGCTTTTCGAAATATGCGGCTACCTTTCGGGATGTAGTGATTACACGATCGCCAGACACGGCAACCATGTCCCGAAAGTCGAGAGAAGCTAACTGATTATTCATTGCGTCGTACCTTTTAGAAAGTGAGCCTGTCTCACAGAAAAGCCGCCCGAGAGAGGTCGCCACCTATAACGGCTGTTCTCAGGCTCGCTTACTGAAAGGCTCTCGTTGAATTGCGCGTGAGATGCGCGGAGGGTTACTTCAGACGTAAAAAAAGCCGCACCGTTACTGGCGCAGCTCTCAATCTTCACAGCTTAAATTAGTTTTTGCGGACCGCGTGAGCGTTATTGCGCTGCCCTATACCACGCCTGCCATCGATAAGTGTTGAGGCGTAGTGTTCTCACGCATTCTGCGTTCTCCACATCCGCCTGCAGGTCAGCGTCACTATCACTTCCTGCTGGGCTTAGCCTGCACGGTGGCGTCATCAAATCCTGCGATATTGTTGGCAGCGTCGATGGCACGCTGGCGCATGCTGACAGCATCATCATCAAACCGGCACACAGTGCGATTCGGATCCTGAACATATTTCACCACGTCGCGGTAAATGGTTTGGTAGATGACCTTGCCTTTGGCATTGGCCGTTGCAGCCTTCGCTTCCGTGGGCGCCAGTTTTAATTCGGCCTTCTGCTTCTTCGCTGCATACTCAGCGTTAACTTTGTCGCTATGGGCATACCAGCCGTTTCGGTAGCGAACTTCGCCATAACCGACGAATGAAGCGGCAAGGGCCAGCAGTGCAAACACTTTCCAGTACTCAGCTAACCACTTCATCATTCACCTGCCGGCGCAGCCTGGATAATTACCGTGTTGCCATCCTTCTTGCCCTTTTCAACTGCGCTCGGATCGATAGCGATTGAGCACGACTTACTGGAGCGGAGGAACTCGTTTTCTTTCTGAAGTGAATTGGCGCGCGCTTCGGCTGTTGACCGGCGACGCGTTTCTTCATCCAGCGTTTTAGCGAGGCTGTCGAGACGTTTAGTAATTGGCTCCATCTGGTCAGCGAACTTCATGTTGCGTTCGTTAGCCAGAAGGAACTGCTCACGCAGGCGGTTGTTGCGCTCGGTCAGGTAGGCGTTGTCATACCAGAGCTTGACCACGAAGCTGATGATGATTGCCGCGAACAGAGCCGGGATGAATCGGCGGTAACGGGCCATTCTTGCTTTACCTGTCATAGGAGCACCTGCAAAGCTTTGTCAGTTCGCGCGCGGCGATCTGCTAAACCGTTGAACCCACCATTGACGGTTTTAGTCAGGCCGTTCAGGTCGCCTTTATCTGCGTACTGATTGCAGTTATTGGCCTTCCAGAACCAGCCAGCAGAACGCGCCGCGTTGGCATCCTGCAGCAGCAGGTCGGGGTTATCAGTAAGTGGAAGGTTTAACGCCTTTCCGCATGATTCGTAATTGGCGCGGAACGTTACCTGCTTCAGACCACGTCCGCGATACTTCCAGCCGTCGCCGTTCAGGTTGTTTCCGTACCTTCCGCCGTAAACGAGATTGGCGATCGCCGCCTGACGTTCTGGCGACAATGCTGATTCACCGGGCTTGCGGCCCAGCTGCTGGCGCTGCGCATCGGTTAATCGTGTTCCGAAAATCTTGAGGCCTTCCACGCTGTAGTTCAGGCTCTCTTTCACCTGCGTGAAGCCATTCGACTCGGTGCCGATTTGCCCGATGAAATACGCCTGGCGTTTTGGCGTGTCGATGCCGAATTCTTTCATTGCCGCAGTGATATGCGGGTACCACTTATCAGCCAGTGCGTCAGTGATGCCGGCGGATGCTTTGAACTGGTCACGGGTAATCATTCGGCAACTCCCGCATCACCCGCAGCTTTTTGCAGGAAACGCTTCTCAAGTGCTTTGATAAGAGATGAGCCAGACCAGCCAGCCATACCGCAGATGGCGCCAGTGACTTCCTGCGGCCACGCCCAGTAGGTAGCGAGCAGCATCATCAGGAAGCCAGCGAATATGGATACGATTAGCTGCAGGCATAGCGTGCGCCAGCTGAAGGCGTCGCCACTTAAAACTTTGTAGGCATATGCAGCCACCGCGCCGAGTACAGTCATGCCCAGCGCAATCAGCGTGGCAATAAAGCCCGGATCGGATTTATAAGGCATTTTTTTCACTTTCCACCCCCGCATAGGGGACT